TGCTTGATTAACTATGTTTAACCCAAACGATTTGAATTTCACGTTTTTAAATTACTACCGTAGCTGTGAATGCAGTTCCGGTCCAATAAAGTTATTTGCTAATTTACCTAATGATTTGATCATATATATTAGTAAATATCTTGAAAATGGTTATGAAAGTGACAAGATGTTATCTTTCATATTGTCAAGTTATGGAATACCAACTAGAGTAAGAGAGAACTACCTTCTAGAAATAGATGTATACTTTAAGTATCAGGGAGTTATCTATATCGTTATCGATAAGAACTTTGATTGGCAATTGCTTAACTTTCATGATGATTTCATGGATGAAGTTTATGCTGAAATAAGTGGAAAGAGAATTTCCGCAAGTTTTACGCAGCGCTGCTATGACAATGCTAGTTTTCCAACTATTCCTTTTAAAAGTTCTAACTTAGTTAGACTTTTTGGATTATTTGGTTTAATGGCAACCACTCAGGCCTCTGAGCTTACTGTAAGGGAAGAAGGATATGATCCTATTTTGCTAGTAGTTGTAGGAGTCTTTATAGGAATTACTTTCTATAAAGCCCTCATGTATGCAACTACAAAATTAGCTAAATATGTAGTCCATTATTCCCTCATTTTGTTGTTTATCCCTTTAAAAGGCATTAATGCCATGTTTACTTGGATAAATGACAAAAGGGTTAAGCATAGAGACCTAAACTTAGTGGACGAAGGTGTAAAACCTTTGGTCCCTATACAAGTGATCTCTAAGAATGTTTTAGAGGGGACTTACAACTTTGTTACCGCTGATGGGCGTTTCGGAACTACTGTAGTTGATATTTCACCTATAGGAATTACCAGAGAAATGGCTATAGTTGGTAGCGATACATCCCCTTCAAAAGAACCGATTGTAGGCTTCGTCGTCGTCAATGATGAGGAAGGAGCTTCGATTCGAGGTACCTTCTTTAGAGTAGGCAATTACTTAGTAACTGCTTACCATGTAGCCGAATATTATTTATTCGACTATGAAGGAGTTGAATTAGTCGGAGTTACTAAAAAAGAATCAAATTATGATATCGATTTTAGTAACTTAGGTTCTGCTAAACGTTTTCGCGTTAGTGATATGTCTCAATTTGAGAGGAGAGTACCTGATAAGGCTAACGAAAAATTGAATGCAATTATTCGTTTGACTACATGGGGAAATACTACTCGATTAGGAGAGGATATTTACGCAGCCTGGCTCCCTGACAGGTTTTGGTCACTTATTGGATTACCCAGTTTTACTATTGGTTTCGCTTTGCGTAAACAGATAGTTAAGACAACTGGGTATGACATCCACAAACGTTGTGTTGTATCTGCTATTGGTGAAGTTCTTTCTAAAGGAAAGCATATCACGTATACTAGCACTACTCATAAAGGGTGGAGTGGATGCCCAGTAGCTTCCAAAAGGAAGGTTTTTGCAGTACATTGTGGAGTTGGTTCCACTAATGTTAACAATACTTTCAATGAAGGAGAGAGTCTGGGTGTCGTCAATCTTCTATTACCTAAGATGAAGCTGGAATCTGAACATTTAGTCTATGACTATAATGCTGATGATGATAGCTCTTGGAAATTTAATGGAAGACAGGGTAAGTTTGATACATATGTTGTTGATGGTGGTGAAGACACTGTTGTTGGTTGGGTTTTTAGACACGACCGCGGAGAAGATTACATCGGACACAAAGAAGATTTGTATGCGTTAATAGAGGATTATTACAATGATCCGGCTGAAGCGAAAGAAGTCTTTTATTCCATAGTTAACGGCGAAAAGCTGACTAAGAAACAAAAGAAACTATTTGGCACAAGCCACGATCATGAAGATGGTAATATTCCTTTAAACTTACCTTCAGTTAATAGTGGTGTATTAGCTGAAAAGATTGTAGTTGAACCAGTCATTGAGATGAAGCCTTACATGAACATTATCGGGAAAACCGATAATGAGTATAAGGTTAATTTTGTCAGAAGCGTAATTGCAAAGCCAATTTTGCGACAAGAAGAGATATCAATGGCTGAGGAGTTAGGAGCCGATTTTGATTCTTATCTGAACCCTAGATACAGCGTTGAAAATGAGAGAAATTCTTATTTCAAGGCGATGGATAGGGTAGTAGAGAATAAGCATCAATTCAATCCTAACACTAAAACAGTAGTCTTAGAGATGTTAAAGAAATTGCGGTATTCTCCTGTGGAGAATTACAAAACCGCTAGTTCTATTAGGAGCATTATAGACTCGAGTCGAATCCAAGTGAAGAAAAGTCCAGGAAGAAGGTATAAGGATTGTGATATGAACACTGTAGGACAAGTTCTCAAAGAAGTTGAGAATCTACCAGATGTTGTATTACAAGACTGGGATCTTATGAAACCTCTAATGTACTTCAATAAGGTTGAACCTCATAAGGCTAACAAAGTTGCCTCGGGGTTGTTACGTCCTATTTGGGGTGCTGATATTAGGGATACTCTTCGAAATCATGCCATCTTTGAAGGCATGTTGCGATCTTTTTCAGAAAAATTCATGGAATCTCCTATCATGTATGCTTGGAGTTCAAGTAAACCTGGAGATGTAAATCTTCTGGCCAAATACTTGAACCTCAAGAATGGCGAGTTCGTTGCTAGTAGTGATAAAGAGAATTGGGACTCTAATTTCAATGGAAGTCTTATGCGTCTTTCGGTTGGGATTATGTTGAAGTTAGCTACATCGGAAGATAGAAAGTTTCTTAAACTTTGGGAATTGGACGCGCGAAAAGCGTGTAATCAAGTCTTTAGAGATAGTGAGACTGTTCTATCAGATGGGAGTTCTTATACTCAAAAGATATATGGAATAATGAAATCTGGTTTCGTTTGTACGTATATCTTGAATTGTATAGGAAACTTAGTTGCTCACGTAGAAACGATGTTTTTATGTGGACATACACCAGATGAAATACTAAGTGACAAATTTAAACTAGCAATATCAGGAGATGATGCGTTAAATAAATTTCCTAAAGGTTATGATTATGAGAATTATTTCTCTAAAATGAAAAGTTTTATCAAAATCAAAGAGATTGAGCATCATCCTACTCTTGAGGGAGCGGAATTTTGCAGTAATAAATTTGTCAAGTATAATGGTACATGGGGAATGGTTCCTGTTAGATTTACAAAACATATGATAAATTTGAACAATTCAGATCTTGAAACTATTCAGGATACATTGACTAATTTATTGAATGAGTATTGTTTTGATGTGATTAGATGGGATTATATGTACTCTATAGCAGTTCGATTCGCGAGTGAAGGGCATTTTAAGATAGAGGATATCTCATCCAGAGAATTCTTTGTTATGCGTCGCTTAGGACTTGAACTTGCTATGTAATTAGTTTTTCACATAGTACATTTTTATTGTGTATATAAGGGTTAGATTCGTCTAACCCTCACGACCTGGAAAGTCGTTAAACTTACCCCGGTTTCTCTCTAGTTTTCTATGGTTATTTTTAAATAATTGGTAGGGTATGGGGAGTAAATTATTTTTATATGAGTTATACATTAGATCCAAATCTTGGCTTTGTGAAGGCGAATGATGCAATAGGTAATGATGACCAATACAAGAAATCCCTTAGAGGGACAACTTTAGGTCTGACAAGTGTCCAGCTTGCTCCTTCTACTAAGCAAAACCAGCCATATGTCCCTAATCCCGTTATTGATAAGAAGAACTTACGTACTTCGGACACTGTTACCAGTGTCGTTAATAGCGGAGGGGCAGTCGTTTATGACCCATTCACTAATAATTGTGGTCCAGGATATTCTGATGGAAAGGTTCAACCATCTCAATCAGAATTCCTTACAACACCTGTAAATGATTTAGATTCCGCTTGTATGGAACATGATAGGGATTACGCTGTTGCTGCCAGCTCTAAAGGAGTTGATCGCAACTTCAGTCGTGATACTGCTGATTCACATTTCTATAACAGGCTATCAAATCTAAAAGGAATGAGTGTCTTAGACCCTCGTCCATTCATTTATAAAAATTTAGTGTATTGGGGTAATAAACTTTCTAGAGGAAATGCTAAGGATATAAGTCCAATAGATTCCTTCAAGGATAACGAATTTGGTTCGTTTGACCATGCCCCGATGTATGTCTATAACAATGGATTTTACGTAGGGAATCGAAAACTGGAAAATCCAGATTTAGATTCTCAGGCGTATATCACTTCTGTTCACTTGAACTATCGAAATAAAAATAAGAGGAGAAAATTAAAGAAAAAGAGAAATCGTGTTTATATTAAAAGTTAAGAAATTATGGCTAAAAATCATAAAAATAAAAGTAAAGCTAAGGTACAACGTCGTAAAAAGAATACAATGTCCAAATCAAAACGAGCCCGTGCAGGAGTCGCAAATACACCTCGTATTAATGCAATTTCTAATCGTATGGGTCCTGTCTCTACTATTTCTACTGCTCCTGTTGCTATAGGCAATAGTATCAGCGGATTTAAGAGTCAAGTTTTTCACACAGTCAATGGCTGTCGTGTTGTTGGGCGTGATTTTGGGTTTACACCAGCTTCAACAGGTACAGTTGCTACCTGGGCAAATACTGGTGGAATGCCTTTAACTCCCGCTTGTATGCCTTCAACTGCATTACGTAATTTTGTTCAAATGTACAATCGATTTAAGATTAATCGACTAGCATTTCACTATATTACTAGCAGTCCTACGACTTCTACCGGGGATATTTTGTTTTATCATTCAAAACAAAGTTCATCCCAGCTTCCCAATAATACCAGTGCCAGTTTCTTGCCATATGTGTTAAGTGACAGTTTGACAGTCCTTGGTCCTCAATGGACCAACCATACCTGTCTAGTTGAACCTCGATCCAATTGGTGTGATACTGACTATGGCGCTAATGCTAATGAACCTTCTTTGTATTCAACTGGAGATGTGTTTTTGTATTCAAAAACTTCCACTACGGATAGCCCAGGGTATGTGATCTTCGATTACGATATATCCTTCGCTGAACTTTCAGTAGCACCTCGCGCCGGCGCTTTACCTACTATTAAAGCGCAATGGCTTCCTTTTGCCGGTACAACGTCTGGTGCCCAGACGGCCGGGTCAGGAGTCATTTCCTTTACTACTAGTTCCACGTCAGGTGTTGGTGGTAGCACCATCACTGCTTTATCTACTGTAGCCGTCAATGGTGATGTCTTTGAGGTCACTATTGATGCTACTAATAGTACATTTACGAATACTACGGTTTCGAATTTTGCTCAAAGTGATATCTTAGGTGTAGGAGTTAACATGACTCTTACTGATGGAGAAGTCTTTTACTTAGTGTATAAGAATTCTACTACCTCTTTTATTTATCCTAACTTAGCGGAAGCTTTAACTAATGGTTATGCTTTGTTATATGGTGCTTCTGTTACCTATAACGAGACTATCCGCGGATATGCTAAATTCATCACTTCTATAAATCCTGAACAATTTAAACAAGTGTATTAATTTGATATATCTTATATGTAAACAGTTTGTGTAAGAGGATATTTACTAATAAATAAACATCTTAGGGCCCCCAAATTCAGCTGATGAC